AGTTGAAACTTTGAAAGATTGGATTCCTTAAATTCTTCATCAATAGTTCCTCTCTGTATCATCTTGTCAATATAGTTATTTAAAGCTGTTTCATAATCATTTGATCCAAAACCCGAAATTACATTCTTCCCTGCTAATACTGAATCAGCTCCGTATCTTAAAAGACCTGTTCCTTGATCTCTACCGATCATCATTTTGTCGGGGCCACTTAGCCCTTCTAAAAAGTTTAATTGATTAGGTAAGTCATAATTATAGGTTGCGGAATCTGGATTAAAGGGGCTTCTTAATTTAGCAAGGGCCGCAGTCATCATTGGTACTTTACCCATTGTTTCATGTTGGCCCAATAATCTATCACCAAGTGTCCCTTTTATTTTTGGTTGAAACCATTTACTTTTACCAAGATAATTTTGAGTTTTATCCCATAGGCCCATTAAACCTTCTCTTGGTTCACGGGGNTCGTATTCCCAATCGGCGTCTCTTGTCCATGTTTGAGTATAATCATAAGGACCGGTTCCTCCGCCACCGCCACCGCCAACGCTAGCTGCTGGAATTCCATAGCTGACACCACCACCGCCACCTTCGACTTCGCCTTCGGTAGGCCACTCATAATCTGTTAGTAAAAATTCTTGTCGGGGTCTATAATGAACTCCTGAATCGTATATCTTTTTATCTTCTCCTGTGTACCAGACCATTATCTTCTTCCTCCTGGATGTATGTCTAATCTAAATGTACCAAGTTTCCAGTCCTCTGATGNAGCAGTATTTGCAATCTTCATAGAAATAGATCTTGCTCTTAATCTTGTGTCTACTTTTGTAGTAGTATTACTTGTTGAATAATTTGTTGTTGTTCCAGAACTATTTGGATAATTTTTAGTCACAAAGCTAACTTGTGTGTTTCCTGTTTGAGTAATAAAATCAGGTAAAAATCTGCTTATTCTCATAATATATTCTCCGTCTCCTCTTAAGTCGGGCATTCCTACAACACTCCCTGTAGAGCTTTTCTTCTGAGTAATATCAAAATCCCCTGAAGTAATGGTCCCAATGACAGCTGTAACTGTACCACCAGCTACAATTTGATCGGTCCCTGTTTCGTGAGTATAGTATATCGTACTTCCGTCTGTATTACCAGTAACATCGAAAGACGCATCATCACTCTCATTATAATAAGTTGCATGAGGTTTGGAAAATACTGCGGAATCCACCCAAGCTGTCCTTGCTAGGGTACCTGTAGTCCAAATAGGGCGTTTAAGTGTAGAGTCTAAATAGTTATAAGTTACAACTCTATTCACAACATCTGATGCAGATGTGCAATAAAACCAGCTTATTTCACCGAATAGATTATTTAAACCTGCATTAACCAGATCTCTCGCGACTGAGTTAAGGTCGTCAAAAACAGCGTCCTCTACTAAACATGGTAATGATTTTAATTGACCATCATATTGAAAAAATCCATTTTCTGACATCCAATAAGCTGTACCATCAACCTCAATATTAGCATTCTTTCCTAATAATCCACAGTTAGTCCCTACCTGCTCAAATGAGAAGGTGAAAGGTTGGCCTACGAATTTCATCAGGAATAATGCTGTGTCTGTCCATACATAAATAGCATCCCTACCTTTGATAGCTCCCATAATCTTAGAGCCATCAGCGAGCCTTTGTGTACCTGCTGTGTTATTTGCTTTAACGGTATATGAATCCGATGCATCAATACTTTCTTGAGAAGAGAATCTTATAAACATATCATCTTGTGTTAATTGATCTCCAACAGTGGTTTCTGTTCCAAAGAAAACTAAGTGTCTGTCCGGAGTAGATACTAACACATGTCTAGATTTTGTAGGTGCATTTGGTATAATAGCTGCTCTTGTTGCTGTCGATCCCCCGCTTCCTGCATCCCACGAAAAACATGCTCCGTTATAAATTAATGCAATTAATTTTGTTCCATAGTTATCTAATATCCACATCCCTGGATCAATTGTATAGTCAGCAGAAGACGGATCACCCCAGGCAACGTACCCGGATATATTAGTAACAGTGTCTCCTGAACTATGACCTGCTTTAGTTGTACCATTTACTTCTCTAGCACCTCCGCTTAATATATTGGTAGTGGTATTATTATTTGTATAACTTATATCTTCTGAGCCAATTCTAATTTCTCCAGTTGCAGGAAAGGCAGAAGAGTTATTTAAAGGAATATCAGTTACAGTGTCATTAATAGTAGAAGCCAAAGTATTTGTAGAAGCACCTAAAGCTACACCACCCCATAATGATGTTCCCCAACCGTAGCCTCCTAACTGTAAAGCTGGTCCTACATTATAATAACAAAGAATAGACGTCGAGCCTGCATTAGTCATGGGACTACTGCCTTCAGCCGTGTCCATTGTAATTGTAAAAGTTGTTGTAGTAGTAACAGAAGTTACCATAAATTTTTCATCTTCAAACGTGGCATCACTATAGGCTGATGTTCCAGGTATACTACTTACACTGTCAAACATGACTATATCATTTTCTACTAATCCGTGAGCCCCGGTACATGTAATAGTGACAACTTTTGAAGAAGCACTACTAGTAAAATCCGCCCCTGTTAATGTTGCTCTAATAGGGTGGATATCATAATAGGTCCCACCTGAATAAACATATAAAATTCTGTTTGTTCCTAAAGCTGAGTATTTAATCCCAGCATTATTATCCCAATGGTGAATAGCTCTGCATGCACCAGTAAGTTTTGATTGACCGTTTTGTTGCCAGCCACCTATTTTCTCTGGTGTACCNTATCTAAACCTTACATTATCGCCATCATACCATTGCCCTTCNGCTCCAGTTTCTGTGACTTGTTTGTTAAATCCGGGGATAAAACCTAATTTTTGTAGCATATAAAAACCTGTTTATTATGACTTATATCAGATTGTAGGGGATTTCAATAGATTAAAGCAGAGGGATTCTGTGGTGGATCCTCCCCCTGCAAGCCTAGTGTATAGACTATTTTTTAGGTAATGTAAAGCCTTTAAAATAAGGAGGTAAACCTATGAATGGTCTTTTATCAAATGCATTTTCTTTAGCGTTTTTTGACCCTGCTTTATTATAATGTAAAAATACTTGTGCACAATCTTTCCCTGTAAATTCTTCTCGCCAATGTTCTAAATCACATCCAGAATATATAAGCATATCCCCTGGATCTAATGTAAGTTTAATACCAGCTTGACCTCTTTTACCTGTTGGATCTAAATAGATTGGCCACGGATCACCACCTAGATTTAAAGTAGTTGATATTTCACATGAGTACCTATCTTTATGTCTAGCTAAAACATCTCCTTTTTTATAAATTCTTGCATAAGAATATGTCTCGCTTAATTTTAATTTAGTGTGTTTTTCCATCACAGGTTTTACTTTCTGTAATAAAGTTTCCATTACTAAATCTCCATAATGAGAATAAGTATTAGGCACTTGTTGATCGTTCCATACACCCCAGTACTCTGTAAATGGTGATATATATTTCTGATCAAATAAAAACCTAGCTACCCTTCTTTTATTAAGGAAATAGGTATAAGCAAAATCTGCTGTTTCTTTTGATATAGCTCCTTTTAATACTGTATATTTATTATTTTTGAACGACATTTAATACTCCTTTTGGTATAGCTTGACAGTTAAAATGTATAAACCTAAATGGTTCATATCCCAGATCTACAGAATACATATGCGGCATATATGATGGAAAGAATATNAGTCTTCCTGGTATAGCTTTATAATGTATTTGTGANGAGGCNTAAGTTATTTTTGATTTATCTTTTTCAGGTAAAAGGTTCATTATATTACCAGCTCTTGGGTCTTCAAAGACAGGCATCGATGTTTTTTCACTAGCCTTTAAAAAATAAAAACCGGACATGTGACCATTCCAATGAGTGTGTAAAGTATGGTGTCCACCACCTTTTTTAGCAAATTCTTGTACCCACATTTCAGTAGTAAACACTGAANAATTAGTTAAATCAAAACCCATCTCACCTAATAAATTATGAGATGTTGCGCCTATGTAATCTTGTAATTGTTTAAAACTAGGATCACCTATTAGAGATGTTGAATGAAAAACATTTCCCATGTCTCCTTTATCACCAAATTTTTTATTACGTTTATCAATATCTTTTTTNAAATTTTTCTTTGATGTCTCTATATAAGAATCAGATGCTTTATTTAGATCATCTACAAATGCTGGCTCATCAGCAAACCATATAGGACATTTAAAATATTCTTCTACCCCTAATTGTTTAGGAAAAGATTTCGCACTCCCGCACGATATCTCATCTAATTTTTTTCTTATTTTTCTAGCTTTCTTTTGTTTCTTTTTCATATTCTCCTTTATTTATACGGCCACCCTAAATTCCAGATAACCAGGCTATGTCTAGATCCTTTTTTAACTGGACATACNCTATGCCAAACAAANCCAGGGAATACTACCAAGGATCCTTTAGGTAATATCTCTTTACATTTAACAACATTTCTTTTTTTATCAGGGTCCATATTTCTTAAATCAAATTCTAACTC